AAGAGTTAGGTGAGGCGTTAGAAGCAATGACGCCTTTTTTTGTTCAGGAGGCTTTTGTAGATGAAGAGACAAACGAACAACCTTAGATGGAAAGCTGACTTACTGCAATTGTCATGGGATGTTGATGAAGATGATAGACCTATAAAAAAGATGGTCAAAAAACGAGATGTTTTTTATCAAGATATAGGTATCACTGCTCAAGAAAAATATCTTTCACAACAAGCTAAAACTGATGTTGTAAGAAGGATTAAGATTCGCTTGGACAAGAGTATTACTGAAAAAGAAAGTGGAATCACTATTGAAGGGGTTTCATATAATATTGTTCGCATCTATACAAATATGGATGCTAGAGAAATGGAGTTAAGTCTGGCCTATGTCTATTAGTTTTAGTGAATTGATAAAGTTACTAAAATCAGTCAATACACAAACATTTAGAGGGAAAGCTCCGCCAGGGGTTTCCTATCCGTATATTATTTATTCGAATATTTCTATGGGAAAAAAGGTAGCTTCTAGTAAAACAGCTAAATTAATGCCTTTATACCAGGTATCTCTATTTACAAAAGGGACAGAAAAAGATCTTATTCCTTTAGAAAAGGCTTTGAAAAAAATTCCTCATACTGATTTTTATAGTATTCAAGGTGATGAAAATGATGATACGGTAACTAATTTTTATACTCAAATAAGGGTGGTAGAAGATATTGAAGGATAATAATGGATTTCAAGATATGCTGGATTATACAAGCCAATTAACAAAAGTTAATCCAGAAAAAGTTACACTTGAATCTCTTAACGAAGCGGCTCAATATTTCGTTGAGAAACTTTTACCTAATGTTCCAAAATCCCTAATGAATAAGAAGCATATGAAGGACCATTTGAAAATAGAAGTTAAAGGAGATCGAGTGGTTGTTTCATTTGAAGGCACTTCTTTTTATTGGAGATTTGTTGAGAATGGTACGGTTAATATGAAAGCACAGCACTTTGTAGAAGGTACTTGGCAACAACAAAAAACAAATATCGAGACTATTATGACTCGAAGATTAATAAAAGAAATGGAAGGTAAGTAACTTGGGGAAACAAGATGTATTTTACTTTGAGGGATTAGACGATATCCTTATTGCAATGATGACAGAACGGGAAACAGTTTCTACTGCTCCAAAATATGGAGAAATTATTCGGCTACCTATTGCTACAAAATTAGCTATTAAAGGGAATGGTTCGGAACTTGAAAAATGGGCTTCAAGTAAGATGTTCCGTCGTGTATCCCGTGAGACAAAACATGAGATTGGCTTAGATCATGTAGGAATTCCTATTGAAGTAATGGATGAATTGAAAGGTTTACTTTCAAAAAGCGGAGTGACTTTCGGTAAAAATAATGCTCGTGAGCTGCCATATTTTGCTTTTGGGTTCATTGGTAATGTTGAAAATGGTGGTAAAAAGGCTGTGTGGTATCCTAAAACTCAACTTTCAAATGTAGTTGATGAAGAGTATACTACAGCAGAAGAAGAAACCAAAATTGATGATGTAACAGCAAATCTAGTTGCAACAGGCCTAAATAATAACGGAGTTATGTATGCTAGCTACGATTCAAATCGTGATAGCGCAGTAGATGTTCCTGTTGAGACATTTATTTCAGTGCCAATTTTCGATGAAGCACAGTGGGATAAAGTAGTTTCAGATAGTAAAAATCCATCAGAAACAAAGCTAAAGTAGAAAGTGAGTAAAAATGGCAAAATTATCGGATTATGGTTTTCAAATTGATAACCTGGAAAATACCTCAGTATGTATGATTAAAGACAAAGAATTTCCTGTTTCATTTACAATGGAAACTATGGAATATATTGCGGATATTTATGGTGGAGATTATGCACAATTTGAAGCAGATATGAACAAGATGCTTAAGAAGAGCAATGGGCGTATTACATCATCAAACTTAGCATCTTCTGATCTTAAAATCATGCGTTCTCTTATTTACGGAATGCTTAGAACTGGTGGACTTGATGAAAGTTCAGAAACAATATTTAATTTCTTAGGAATGAGCGGTGATGTTCTTTCAATATATTCTGTCTGTATGGAAATTTTCACACGACAAGCATTTCAGGTGGAAGACCTAAAAAAATCGAAGAAGCCACAAGATTTTCAAAAAGCAAAACGAAAAAACAATCGAAATTACAAGAAAACTCCCAAGAAGTAGGTACTCCTTGGAGTTTTTATTTGTATGTCGCCATAACTTTGTTAGGGTGGGATATTGATTTTTTATTGAAATCAAGTCCAAACTTGTGGCTTAAAAGCTATATACAATGGTTAGAATCGAATACTGATTTTGAACCAATAGAATCAACAACACTAGATAAATCACCTTGGTGGTAGAAAGGAGCAACTAAATGTCTACAAAAGAAACTGATGTTGTCTTAAATTTTAAGATGGATGGACAAGTTCAATATGCTCAAACTATCAAAGAGATTAATCAAGTGATGAATACTGCAGCAGCAGAATATAGAAATCATGTTGCTGCAATGGGAAAAGATGCCAGTACAACAGAAAAGCTAACAGCGAGTAAGAAGAAGTTAGAAATTCAACTTGAAGGAGCAGAGAAGCGCTCTAAGTTGCTACGAGAGGAATATGAACAATCCGTCAAGGAAACAGGAGCATATTCTGATCAGTCTAAAAAATTATATAAGCAGTTACAAGATTCTGAAACTGGGGAAAATAAGCTTAGAACAGCTCTCGAACAGACAAATGATGCCTTAAAAGAGCAAGGTAAGATGTCGGATGAGACAGCAGAAAAGCTTAAAAAAATTGAAGATACTAGTGAACAAATAAAAGGTGCAGGTGAGAAACTATCTATAGGTGTCACCGCACCAATAGTCGGTATAGGGGCAGTGAGTTCAAAATTGGCAAATGATTTGAGCACTGCTCATGTCCAAATTCAAGCAGCATTTGGAATGACAGAAAATGAAGCTAAGAATTTAAATCAGGCTATGGAAGATGTTTTTTCTGGTGGAATGGTTGAGAGTATTGATGAGGCTAAAGAAGCTGTTATCAAAATAATAAATCAATTTCCAGCATTAAAAAATCAAGGATCTGAAGCTATTCAATCCATGACAGAAAAAGCCTTAACACTTGAGAAGTTATTTGACTCTGATTTTGATGAAACGATGAGAGGGGCTAATGCGCTCATGACTTCATACGGTTTCAATGGTGAAGAAGCAATGGATTTAATAACTGTTGCAACTCAATCTGGATTAGATAAAACTCATGAGCTAGGGGATAACTTAGCAGAATATGCCACTTTGTTTGAGCAAGGGGGCTATTCAGCAGAGGACATGTTTGCAATTTTGCAAGCTGGACTAGATGGTGGAGCTTATAACTTAGACAAGGTTAATGATTTAGTTAAAGAATTTGGTATTCGGTTATCTGATGGAACAATAAAAGGTTCTGTATCTGAGATGGGAGATAATTTTAAGGCTCTTTATTCTGAAATTGAAACCAAAAATTTGAGTGCAAAAGATGCATTTCAATTATTGTCTACAGAAATATCCAAAATGAGTTCTGAGCAAGAAAAAGCAGCGGCTATTTCTGCAATTTTTGGTACTCAGGGTGAAGATGCAGGTATACAAGTTATCGAGGCAATGTCTGGTGCAACCAATGCAATATCTGAAAATAAAAAGGCTTATGAGGATATTAATGGATCAAGCAATAAGCTAAAAGATTCAATGAAAGAAACAGTTACTTATCAAAGTGCTATGAATGAATTGATGATGGCCGGAACAGACGTTGGGGAAGTATTTGCACCCTATATTCAAAAAGCAGCGGAAGCTATCAAGGCTTTTGCACAATGGTTCCAATCATTGGATGGGGAAACGAAGAAGTGGATTGTTACAATCGCTGGGATAGCTGCAGCAGTTGGCCCTGTTTTGGTTGTTTTTGGTACATTAATGGGCTCTATCACCAAAATATATACAGGGGTTTCGACCTTTATCAGTATATGGTCCAAATTATCAGGATTATTTGGGATGTCTGGGGGATGGTTTGGTATAGCTATTGTAGCTATTGCTGCTCTCGTCGCAGGTCTTGTATGGGCATATAATAATGTTGAATGGTTCAGAGATGGAGTAAATACTTTTATTGGTGGAGTAAAAAATACTTTTGTTCAAGGTTTTAATTTTATTTCGGGATATTTAGGTGGTGTTTTTGGAGGTATGGTCCAAAACTTTAACAACTTTTTCAATGCAGGAAAACGTATATTTAATGGTTTTATTGATTTTGTAACAGGAGTGTTTACCGGAAATTGGGAACAAGCTTGGAATGGAGTTGTAAATATCTTCGGTGGAATATTTGATGGTATTGTTGCTTATGCAAAAGCGCCGTTGAACCTTTTAATCGGTCTTATTAATGGAATGATTGGAGGTTTAAATAATATTAAATTACCAAAATGGGTTCCAGGAATAGGTGGAAAAGGTATTGATATACCCCAAATTCCTTATCTTGCGACTGGTGGTCATTTAATTAATGGGCAAGCTATCGTAGGTGAAGCAGGGCCAGAATTATTGACAGCTAAAAACGGTAAAACAACGGTGACACCTCTATCAGATGATGAAAAACGCAAAGGTATTGGGGGAAGCTATCCAGATAGAACAGTCATTGAGCAACACAATCATTTTGGTCGTATTGATGCGAATAATCCAAGTGAAGTTGCAAAAATGAATCGTCAAATGAAACGTGCAGCTGACCAAGCATTAAGAGATAGAGGAGGTATACCTGTGTGAATGACTTTTTAAATTCAGATGAACCGAATTTTATCTTCAAGGGTATCAATGCCCTAATAGATATGGACTGTATTATTGAAACTGAACTTCCTGATATCCAAGCCCAACCTCGTATTGAAGAGATTTCTATACTGGGTCGTAGCGGAACACTGACAGAATGGTATGGAGACTATGAACCTTACGATCTCGACATTGGGAAAATTAGTATTCCTTATGAAAATTTACGAAAAGTAAAGCAGTGGCTTAGTGGAGCTGGTAAGTTCATTTCCCATAATGATTATGATAAATACATAGAAGCAGTTCCTTCATTCTCTTCTCCACTTAAATTTGAAAATGAGTGGGGATGTTTTTATACATTTGAACTTACTTTTCATTGCCAGCCATTCAAAAAAAGAGTAAATGAACAACCTATATTACTGAATAAATCTGAATTATCCTTTTATAATCACGGAGATGTAAAATCATTTCCGAGAGTTGAGTTTTATAATTCAAAAAATATTTATTTCAAAATTATTTGTAATGATGTAGAACTGAGCCTGCCTACTTTATCAGAAGGTAGGGTCGAGATTGATTTCGAGAAAGGAATGGCAGTTCAAAATAATAAACTTGTTCCAAGTATCGGAGAGTGGGGAGAAATTCTTCCTGGTGAAAATAAAGTTTCAGTTTATGGGGATTATGTTGATGGAAAATTATTTATGAGGAGTTTGTATCTTTGAAAAAAATATATTTATATGACAAAATGCCTAATAATCTTGAAGAAAATGGTCTTCCTATACTTGATTGGCGTGATCTTCCTGAAATTACTCGAAGTTGCAACAATACCTTTTCGTTTTATGGTAATTATCACCTTAGAGGAGAACATGTAAAACAAATTAAGCGAAAAAAGTACATTAAGGCATATACTGAAAATGGTACCTATCAATACTTTAGAATAAAAAGTGTGAAGAAAAATCTGAGTGGAGTGGCTATTACA